ATCGAGAGTTCGAATCTCTCCTTCACCGCCACATTTAGTAAACACAAACCCCTGATTTTCCTAGAGAAAGTCGGGGGTTTGTGGTTTTTGGCGTCTGAAAAATGCCCATATGGGACAGATATGGGACTGGCGCTCTATTCTGGTGCGGAAGTAGAGCTTGGTTAATGAGTGTGCCGGGTCAATCCATCCGGCCGCTACGATTTCGCTAATGGGTGACTACCTTCGGTCAAAAGCTACCTCTCTAGGGCACCTAACAACGTCAACAGTCCACCGCCATCGACGCCACGCTAGCGTTCAATACCACTTCTTAAAATGGTCATCCCATGTAATACATTCTTTGACCGCTTCGGCTTTCCAGTCCCCGTAGCGTCAAGGCTGATACTCTACGAAACTGATATCGTTCGGCACTTCGCCTTTTTCCAACGCACAGACGTTCTCTTGACCAGCTTGGCCATCCATAGTTTGTGCACAAGTAGTCCGGGGCACGATGAGAGGCATCAATAATGACTGATAATATCTGCAACACCACCCGTGAGTTAGTACATGCGCGACTCCGCCTTGCTCAAACTTTACTCGAAGAGTCGGATCGGCTGGAGGGTTTTGAGGGGTATGATATGGATACCACTAAATATTGGCTCCATGCGCGCCATGAAAGAGAGGCTCTTGTTACGTATTTGTTGTTAACCTGTTTCGACATACTGGGCAGAAAAGAAAAACATCTGACATTCGCTGACTGGGTGAATAGTAAAAAAGACATTCACATTGCTCAAAAGCAGACTGCAGTCGAGTTGGAACGAGATGGAGATGATCCGCTTGGATTGACCAAGCTTTTGCTGACAAAGCATTCAGAGATCTTCGGAGTAAAAAACTCCTTTTACTCCGGCATGGATACGTTGACAGATAATGGAAAACAAAAACTTTTTTGCTCGATAAATTTGGGCTTTCTCCCTGGTAACTGCAATCAGCCGAATGTGAGCTACCCCCTCGAGCCTATAGCTGATCCAGCAAAGGAGCTTAGTTTAAAAAAAGCATACATTTTTCGAAAAAGAAATAATTTTACCCATAATCTCGAGCAGTTTCAGATGGCATCTATGCCCATGCATACCATGGGCGAGGATCAACCTGCAGGGTCTTGGATGGCCATGCTGGAAGATGGAAAAATCACTTACTGGGGAGTTCACTCTGATCGAGTTCCGTTTGAAAGTGGCCATTATGATTACTCATTAAGTCAATGGCCGTTCGTATTATTTGAAGTTTTGTATGAAGTTATCAATATACCATTCGACATAACTGATATTGATCTGAAATTTTATCTCTGGGTTATTAGCACTAAAAATCAAAAATGTATGAAGCTTCCCTACGTCCCCCATTCTATTTTCAAATGCGCTTCAGAAAATTGGGCACTTATAGAATCCCTCTATGATGAATAGACGAATTCTGCCGCTGCTGACCGGTAGCTTTTGGTTGATTGCGGCCCTAGATGACAGGTAGATAGAACGCCGCTTATGTTCAAAAGGCCCCCACACCGAAGCCAAGTGCGGGGGCCTTTTTCTGTGGCCCCGGAAACCAACCCCTCATACACTGGCCTACCAATCCCCGGCACTCTGGTTTTTCGCAGTGACCGACCCATATTCGAAAAGGAAGCTCCATATGCCTGACCGTGACGAACCGCTTGCCACAGTGACCCCGTTAGAGTTCGCGGCCAATTTGGCCAAAAAGGTCAAGTTGCCCACCGCTGCCCTTCAGGAATCCTGGGCGCAAGTTCTGCAGTCGATTGAGCAGTCCGCAAGCAGGAGCGCCTTGGGGCTGCGGGGCACTTATGCGGTGGCCTGGATCGCAGCCTTGGACACGGCGGAGGTCATCACCAAAGCGACCAGTCACGAATTGATGGTTGCCCGTGATCGGGTGTACGCCCAAGCGGCTCAGCGGCTGGAAATGCTCAGTTAATGAATGACCGCGACGGGCAGGGCAGGACAGCCACGCCCCCCTATCTGCGCTGAACCTGCCACAAGCGGTGCGCGCCCGGGCAGTGCTCGAGCAATGATTGGCGAGGGCATCAAAGAAGATGTGTTACGCGCCCTGGTCGAGCAACACGCCGTGCGTGAATGTTGCTGGCCAAGGTCGACGGCGGCCCCGATTAGGGGTTGTCGATTCGCCTCGGTGGTAGCGGCGCGCGCTGGGTGCAGGTGCGCTCACGGCGTGGGAAGGTGCGCACCTGGGCTAGCCTGACCACCTTGGGACGCTTTGCCGAAACCGTGGGCCTCACCGGATTCCATGTGGAGCTGTGACCGGAGACAGCTTCAAGGCCAGTTGCAACATCCCACCACATCCGGTCCGTCCTCATTGATCCACGTCCCATAGTGCTGGCGGATCATGTTCCCGTTGGTATGGCCCATCTGCTCAGCGATCCAATCGATTGAGGCAATGCCCGTCGTCAGCAACTGACTGGCGTACGTGTGCCGGCACTGGCCAGGCCCCCGATACCGCACCCCGGCCGCGAGCAAGTGAGCCTTGAAGAACCTGTCTCGCACGACGAAGTCGTTGACGTGCGGCAGGCCGCTTTTCGTATTGAGGAAGACGAAGTGCAGTTTGTGTTGCCGCACCGTCTTGTTGTCCCGCTCCACAATATCAACGGTCTCCGCTTTCCTGTTCCGGTTCAGTGCATCGATCTTCTGCAGTGCCTCCCACGCCGGTGCCAGGAGGCGAACCCGGCGCGTCGAACGGCGGGTTTTCGTCACCCGGTAAGCCCCGCGCACCTTGGACCGGCGAAAGGTCACCGTGCCTTGGGCCAGGTCGACATCCTCCCAGGCCAGGGCGATCGTCTCCGAGACCCGAGGCCGGGCCCATAGCATGAACTGCACCATCAACAACTCTTGTGTGCGCAGGGTCGGGGTGTCGAGGATCTGTTGGATTTCGGCCCGGGTGAACGGGTCCGGTGCTTCGGGATCGGGCAAACGCACCATCAAACCTTCGGTCGGGTCGTGCGCGACTTTCATCCGCGTGCGATACAACCGGAACACCTGCCGCACGTTGCTGATGATGTGGCGGATGGTCTTGTTTTTCAGCGTTTTCGACAGGGTGCCCTGAATCCACTCCTGCAGGTCCAGGTGATCGATCTGGTTGATCTGGACCTTGCCCCAGCACGGCCGCACATGCACCTCGGCCTTGTTGGCGTAACCTCGATAGCTCGAGGCAGCCACGCTGTTGACCTTGATCTTTAACCACCGGTCCAGGTAATGGCCGAAGGTGTTCTCGACCAGTCTGGCGGAGTCGGGGAAGTGCCGCACGTAATCAAAGGTGCCGCTCTGGATCTCGTATTCGATGATGTCGATCTGGCGCCTGGCCTGGGCCACGACGGCCGGTTTGTTGCCGCCCGGAACGGTTTCCCGGCACTTTTCCCATTGTGTTGAAAATAGACTCTCACGGAATTACCGCGAGCTTCGACCCCACTCATGTAAACCCCTAACGCTGTGCTCGTATGTCGACAGTCTGACGATCGGAAACAAAAAGGCCCGTTTCCGGGCCAAGTATCTGGAAGCGCATCTTCTAGTGGACGCGGCTTATGGCTTGGGCTTGTGGTTGCGTAGGTGGGCATTTTGCAGCTGGCGCCGCCGGCTGCATTTCAGATGGTTGCTCTGGGCGCGCCACTTGCGGCACTGGTCGCAAACGCTGGTGTAATCAATATTCCAGGGAAAGCGCCGGAGTGGTGGTACTGCAGGACTATTAGACATTGCTTGATTCACCCCGGGTTGCGGGGTTGGCGAGCAGTTGGGTCACCACGGCGGCATCCGTTTCGCTCAGTTCACCCAGGGTGCTGGCCATCTGGCTGAGACTTTCGAGGCGCGTTCGTGATTCAGGGGTTTTGTGCACCAGGTAGCCAATGACGGCCGCGCCGATGATCGCGGTGGCCACTAGGTGCCGCGCCGGTGTGGTAGCCTTCGTGCCGCTGCTGCTTTGGTTCTGTGCTTGCATGGTATAGCCCTCGGTGGTGGTTAGGTGTCGGGGAGGTGCAACTCCTCGGCACTGCTTCTTTTATGGTCAGTCCTTACGGGCTAGGTGAATCACCAAGCCGTCAAAATTCGGCTCATGTTCAACACATGATTGCCATTCCAACACCCGCAAAATCTGTTGCCTGCTGCAGTCGTCCACCAGGATTTCGCGCTGGCCACCGGCTGCCCTGACTTCCAGTATCTCCAGCAGGCCATCCTCGCCATACGCACCGGCCTGGATGATCGGCGCGCTTTGCCCTGTGAACACCGGCGAACTGCACTGCGAATTACTCGCCGGTGACGCCCCGGGCCACGAATGGGTGCTGTGTGCCGGCGTCATGCTGGTGGGCTCGAAAGAGGCGTTGAGTTTTATCCAGGAGCTGGTCGGCCTATGACGCTGTTACTCGATGGCCACAAGCTCCAGGGGAAAACCTCAAGGTGACGGCGAACCTGCGCATTGAAAGCGGCGACATGTCGGGCCAGACCAGCAACACCGACAAGGCGCACAAGGGCTTCAAACCCAAGACCCTGACCATTTCACTGCTGATTCCCTTTGTGGATAACTCGCACATGACCAACCTGATGCGCCCGGCCGAGTCCACGGGCAGCGGTGGCCAGTTGCACCTGTACCGCGTTGTCAACGACACGGCCGAGGCCTTCGGTATACGCCAGGTCGAGTTCTCGGACGGGATCAGCGCCCGCGAGGACGATTCCCTGCGCGCCTGGTTGGTGCAGTTCACACTGAGCGAACGCCAGTCCAACCCTGAGAAGGTCGAAGGCCGACGCGCCGGCAATGCAGTGAATGCCCAAGGCGGGCCGGGGAGTGCTGTGGGTGGCGATGGCAAGGACTCGACCACGGACAACCCGGCGTTGAGCGGCTTCGAAAAGGTGCTGAGCCGTGTCGATAGTTGGTTGGGCGAGAGTGAGCCGACGTGAAGCTGCACAAAGTGCTGGCGATCAATGGCACGCCGTTCGCCCTGGTGAAAGAGGACGCTCGGCTGGGCGCCACCAGCCGGGGCGGGCGACGTTTACGATCAAGTCCGCGGAACTGGTCAAAGGCCTGGTGACGTTAGACATCGGCTACAACGACCGCACGCTACAACGCCACTTCATCGGTTACGTCGAACGCTGCACACCGGCCAACAGCATCGAGCAGGTGTTGTTCTGCCGTGAGCTGGCCGCTGTGCTGGCCAATCCGTTGCCGTTGAACCTGCGTCACGTTGACCTGCGCGCCGTGCTGGCTCAAGTCAGCGAACAGACCGGCCTGCGCTTTCGGGTTCCCGATCGGCACTACGCCGGCGTTAAGGCGCCGTTCTTTTACAACCTGGCCGCCGGTTATCAGGCGATGGACAGCCTGGCCCGGGTTTTCAACATCCCCGACTTCACCTGGCACCAGCTGGGCGACGGCGAAGTATTTGCCGGTAGTTGGGCCGACAGTTTTTTGGTGAACGACCACCCCTGCAAATCCCCACGGAGCTGTTCGACGGCTACCAGGGCAACCAAAGCGCAATGATCGCGGCCCTTCCCGGGTTGCGACCAGGTGCAACGATCAACCACGGCGAGCGGATCACCAGTGTGGCCCTTGCCAATGACCAGATGGCCATCCGATGGAAGGACGCAATCCGCCGTGCTGTAGGGGGCCAGTTTCCTGAACTGATCGGGGGCTACCACCTGCCGCGCTTTGCCCGGGTTGGCTCCGTGGCCGATGCCCCTGCCAGCGCCGGGATCTGTGACGACTTCCGGCCGCGCTATGCCGTGGATATTGAATTGCTGGGGCCTGATGGCGAAGTCGATTCGTAGTTGCCGTTGCTTGCCGGCGTGCCCTTGCCACTGCCCACCGGTGGCGAAGAAATGGGCATGTATGCCTTTCCGGAGGAGGGCACCCAAGTCGTGGTGTGCTTTGCCTATGGCCTACCGAATAAGCCCTACATCCAGACGATCCTCCTGCACGGGCTGAGCATGCCAAAAGTGCCGAAGGGCGATCAGGTTTGGCAGCACAGCGAAGCCGTCCAGCAGCGCGTCGACGCCGAGGTCAACTGGCTGCGCCAGACGGACGGCAAGATCCAGGACAAGGCGATCGAGCGCGAAGTTGAAGCCCTGGACAACACCGAAAGCTTCCAGAATCAAACCAGGACGGTGGGCGATCATTCGACCGAGTCAGTGGGTGGCATCAAGAAGATCGAGGCGCTGGGCGCACTCAAGTTACTGTCGGGCGGATCAGCGAGCCTGGCGGCCGTGGACGATTTACACCAAGCCACCGGCCGGGATCTGAACCTGGTGGTGGGGCAGAAGCACAACGCCGCGGTGGGCGGTGACATGCAGGAGAAAATCCAAGGCTTACGCCAGAGCGTGACCGGAGTAAGCCAGCAGTTTCAGGCGCCGAAGAACTGGATTGGGTCTGGAACGGTGAACCTCATTCAGGTGGTGTGCGACATGCTCGATCTGCTGCAGCAGATGAACACCCAACTGGCCGCGCACGCTCACGTACCAGGACCAACGCCAAGTCCGACGGATGCGGCGGCATTCACAACGAAGGCTTCATAAGCGTTGGTGCTTGCGACGAAGCTGAAACCAATCACGCTTTAGCTAACGGGTTGCAATACGTTAGCGATAGCTCCGCCTTGCTTTTTCTATTGCCTCCCGTGAAGTCGCATAAATACTCAGATGAGAGTTTATAGTGATGTGGTTGTTGAGGTACTTAACTGTTTCTTCGTCGATTGAAGATGCGAGTTCGTTGTATCTGTTTTCGGAGCTTATGATATATGCGGCTTTAGGTGAAATGGGGAAGTAAAGATCAAGCGCTTCTGGTGACTTGCCCAGTGACCCAGCTCCTGAGGATTCATGAATGTTGATTACAGGGCAGTCGCTAGTAATAAAATCTATGTCTGTGTTATTTCTAATAAACGTATGATGATCCGATGCGGCGGTGCTGCATAAAGAAGAACCCATATTTAATGCAAGTTTGTAACTAAGAAACCACCAGTTTCGTTCGAAAAGTTTTTTGAAAGCGTCTGCGTCGTCAGATTTTTTATTTATCAGGTGAATTCCCTTTAAGCATTTGTCCTTTACTTTCTTGGTCCTAAAAAGTTGCTGCGCAAGAAAATTGCAGAAGCTGGTCATGTTTTTGCCTTGTTTAAGGCACTCGGCATTCCCGCGTTTCAGCTCGTCGATTACGGGTTTGGCAAGATTTTCAATAATAGTATGGGTTTGTTCAAAGACACCGAACTGAATGGATTCTGAAATATTTTTAAGTTCTTCGTATGCTTTTAAATGCTCAAGTCCTATATGTGAGTCAATTAGAGTAGAGGCTTTTTTGAAAAACTGTATTTGCGATTTATGAAAATCTTGGAGGCTGGGTGAGTTTCCGCTTGGCCATAGTTCAATATATGCCACATCGCTATCGCTCAATGCATGAATTTTGTTGAAGTCTTCTTCTCTTGAAAGCCCTTTCACGCTGTCTTTGCTGATGTTTCCTCTCTTTGTTATGTGCCAAACACTTTTGTCCTTTTCACTTGACCATGCGCTGAGGTAGTAAGCCCAGACATAGTGATGTTTACGAACTACCGGAAGCATTCCTCGCAATTTTAGATCTCCTTAAATGCCGCACCTGGTTGGGACTCGAGAAGCATAAGCATGCCTTGCTATTCCAGTCTGCACCACCAGGATTGCGCGAATGCACAACCATCGATGTATTCAATCCCGCTTAAGACAAACCCGGTCACAGCCATACCTGCCAGTGTCGCATCCAGAAGTCGTGGTAACAGGTCTGGATCAAAAGGCATACCCACGTCTATCCGAGCCCGTTAGCGCTCCGCCCCAACTCGACATTGTTCTCCGAGCTCACCATCACGTTTCCCCTTTAAGGCTGGATAGCGTCGCCGTTCCTGGTGCGTGAGTGGAACGCCTCGACATCTCATAGGGGTAACGAGCATATGCATGTGCTAGCCCGCCTGACCGTCGAGATCACAATCAATCAGTGCTTCCACTGCATAAGCCATTGCTCCGTCAGCTTGTTCCAGAAGATCGCTCAGACCATCACGGTTGATCACCTGGTCGCGGTGTAGGGCTTGCGCTTGGGACAGAAGAGCTTTGTGATGAGTGCCCGGGTGTTTCAGTAAAGTCGCCTCATCCCCAACAACTCGCTCCACTGAGCGATCGCCCGTGTATAACCAAGCGGCCTTTCCGGATGTCCTTTGTTCATAGCTACCTCCTTAAAAGATGGTCTTGGAGCTGTATGTATAAACAGTATATCTGAATAGGTGTGTAGGCTATAGCGAGCCGATGAAATGCTGGTGAACGCAGGCAAGATCATGGCGTCACTGAAAACATGCGGGCGAATAAAAAAACGTCAGAAAAAGCACTACCCCTCCCGCCGACGGGCTTCACATCTGTTTTTTTTTGCAAAAGGCTACGTGATGTAATCCATTATTTAACGCAGGCTCGCTGCGCGCGCTGTGGAAGGGTTGGCAATTGCACTGCGTGTAAGATTTTGCAAAGCAGTGCGGAAACTTTGCACCGCGACCGGAACGAGCTAGGTTAGAGGTCATTCTATAGAAGCCTCAACTGACAAGGGCCCGTCGTGTAAAAACAGGCGTTTTATTGTGCTTTTAATTTCTTTATAGCTCGCCCAGAGGAGCTTTTCATATGCACTAGGATTGGCATCAAATTGCCTGAAAGCCCCGGCGTAGTGGGCTTTCAATGTGCTTAATGCATTTCATAGGCTTACCAGCGTGAGACGGCACTCGACGCTATAGCGTTTTTAAAAAAAAAACTCCGGCTTTCTGTTGGCTGAATAATATTATTCGTCCACGTTCAGCGGAGTATTATTGCTTTCGAATGCGCGCTTTAGAATATTAGCCAATCGGCTATCTGGAGTAGTCTTAATTATATTTTTGCAGGCTATCTTGAAGTTGTTTGTACCATGTATGAACGCCTCGCTAAGCCCAGTGGTTCGTAGTAAGGAGAAGTTTTCGCTAATAAATGTGGCTAGATTGTTTCCGCGCAGGGTTCCTAGGACTTCTTCATATTGCGCCGGCGTGGAATTCTGGAGACAAATATTTTCTCTGTCTCCCCAACCGTTGTTGGTCCTGACCCTTTCGATAGCCTCCTCCAATGTAAGTGGAGGATATTGTCTATCTCTTATGCGGCTATTTAGGGCTTCGATTGCGGGATGAAGGGATTGTCCCATACTAAAGTGCTCAGGCTCGATGGAGTCAATCAGAGGTTCATTGATTTCGATCCAAGCTTCAATTAGTTTTTTCGAAGTGTCAGCTTCTCCAAGCTCGGCGAGAATTTCAGCAATTCCGCTAACCTCCGTCCCAGTTAATAACTCCGCTCTGAGAATAAGATTTTTAGCTAGCTCCAATGCTTGTGCACGACCGAATAATGGATCCCAATAATGCGACTCAAAAAAGGCTCTAGCTTCTTCATTTACCTGATTTCTTGCTAGATCCGTTTGATATTTAGTAATTATTTTATCTAGCTTCTCTTTGTCGATAATACCTGTTTGCAAATAATCTTGGACTACAAGCTCATAGTCGTCGCAGGAAGAGATGCCGAGTCTATTGATGAGGTCATCCCACTCAATCTCATTACTTGTACGTTGCGCCCGCGACATTAGTTTGCTAAACGAATTGTGCTGTAAAACATACTCGCTGGTGATTTCTGAGGATGTACCCCGATAATGAATTGCTGTCAATAGTACTGTGCTAGGTATCATGTTTTTTTGGACGTACTCTTCAAGCGTCCCGCGGCCTCCTAATAACTCCGAAAGAACCCTTATTATTCTTTTTATTATCCTAATATTCGTTATGCCTAAATAGATTGTAGCGTCACGAGCATATTCCAAAAAGCTGAGGTTAGAACCATTGCTTGCAACATCAAATGCTTCAGAAGATGCAGGCTGTAGTAGTAGTTCGATATCAATAACTTTTTCGTGAAGTTTTTTCCAGATTACATCGTCTTCTAATTTATCTGTATTTAGAAGTAGCAAAAAACGCGTCTTATGATTTTCTGAGTATTCATTGATAAAGCCTAAAATCTCATCGATGTCTAAATTTTTGTGCTTGCGCTCAACGTCGTCAATCACCACCAGTCGCCCGCCCAGCAGTTTTGGTAAGCTCAGAAGTATGAGTTCTTCTACAGCCAGTCCTGGAATAAACTTACCTGCGATACCTTTTATAAGAGAACCTCCTGCGCCAATAAATTCTTTGTATTTGCTGTCATTTTTGATAGACCCACTTTGCAGAAGTCTTAGCTTCAAATCACTTGAGGTTTTAGCCCCGAAAATCGATACAAATATTGGTTGAGGGGCGCTGGATTTGGAGTCTTGAAGTTCTTGCCTTACAAGATCCCATAAGTGAGTTTTTCCTGTTCCCCACTTTCCTGAAAGAGCGACAACTTTATAAGAGTGGTCGCTCAGAATCTGTAATAAAGTTTGTTGGGCTTTTTGATAAGAGCTTGACATGTCTTCTACTTCTCCTTAATTAAAAGTGCACTGGAGTTGCCGAGAGTGGTATTGGGTTTTTGCGATGTATATTCTTCGATCGAACTGAAAGTGTTGAGGGTACTCATAACCTGGGAAATTACCAGGACGTTTGCCATAGTAATGGATTCTACAGGTATGAGTTTTACGTTTGCCTTTGTAAACAGCTTCTCGAAGGAGAAAGCCTTGGGTCGAAGGTCCTTTTATGGGTGTGATCGCCGCCTTTGAGATAGTCAAGCCCCGTCAGTGTCAGACAGCTAGTTTTCTTCCATCGCACTCAGGCGCGCGAAGCCTTGCTTAATAAATCAGGTATTTTCGCCAATTCGATTCAGGGCCGAACGGGCATTGTCGCCGGCATCGGCGAAGCCTTGCCGCTCTGCCAGGAGCGTCAGTTCCATGATCGCTGCTTCCAGGGCTATCTGATTTTCGTAGATCTTTTCGAGGACTTTGGAGAGGGAGTATTCGTTGGCCATTGCTTCGACTCCATTCGGAAATTGGTAGCATAGCAGCGCAGGCGAAAAGGCCAATTTCAGGTCGAGGGCGGTAAAAGGGTAATTTTAGTAAGTGGGGGATCAGAACGTGCTGGAGCCCTTATAAAACGTAGCTTTCACCCATTACCTCAGAAAGTGATTTAGGGTAAGGGGAGAGGTAATATTTTGATCAGACCCCCATTTTACGGGGTTTGGTGGCAGATTGGGATTACTACCTCTGAAAGTAATTTTATAACCATCTACTTACCTTATTATTACCTCTGTAAAACTATTTCAGCTACTTGGTTTTATTGGCTTCTACTCGTTTTTTGATAGCGCATTACCAAAATTACCTTTTTCCCGTGGCTCAACATAAAACGCGCAAAACGCCTGTAACGGCCGTGTTCTGCTACCTGATGCATAAAGCTCTGGAAAAGCCATGGGACCGCCATGGGACAGATCCTGCGCGCACCACCTGGCTGCAGCCCTTGTAAACCGGGGAGTTAGGTTCCGAAAATCGCTCATGGGTAGTTTCGAATCTTTCCTTCACCGCCAAATTCGATGTAATCAGAACCCCTAATTTCGAGAGAAATCAGGGGTTTGTGGTTTCTAGCCTCCAAAAAATCTCAGGTTGTGCTAGGGAAAAAATTTCTCTAGCATGGCTCAATGGCTACCCTTCATAGCGAACGAAACTGGAAATTAAAAATCTATCCCGACGACCATGCGCCGCCGCACTTTCACGTGCAGACTCCAGATGGAGAGTCGTTGGTTCAGATAGAAGGGCTCATAGTCTTAGGCAAAGGCGCCGAAACCAAAGCCTTGAAAGCAGCCCTGCTTTGGGCAAGAGCCCATACCGCTGATCTCTGGCGTGTGTGGAATGAGCAAAACCGGAGGGACTGAATCATGACCAGCAAGCTTCGCATTTCTGCTGTGCAACCAGTTGCCGGCAAGCATGCCCTCAACATCGAGTGGAACAACGGTAAACGACACACCGTTGATGTCACTGAACACATCAAAACCTTTCCTGCGCTCAAACCATTGCGAGATTTGGCGATGTTCGGTCAGGTCGCAGTGGGCGAGTGGGGATTTGATGTGACGTGGGGGAGTGATCTTGAACTCGCCGCTACGACATTGCATCGTCTAGCGTTGGAGCAATCCGGAGAGGTCATGCCTACCAGCGATTTCAAACACTGGATGTTGAGCAATAACCTCTCATTATCTGCCGCAGCCGTTGAACTGGGGTTCACTCGGCGAACCATTACGGCTTACAGCAGCGGAAAGGCGTTGATACCCAAGCATGTGGGGCTAGCGTGTAAGGGCTGGGAATATGAGCATAAAGGGCGACGCGAAGGCTGCATTTAGAGTGTGGAGTTGGCAGCGTATGGGAGACGTCACTGTGCCGCAGGTTAGATCGGACACATTACGAGAGGAGCTCCTGAGGTCTCTGGTTGAACAGCGCCAGTTGAGCGCCGAAGCCGGGAAAATCACGCTCGAAGTCTTCTGGTATCCGATAGCCATTGCGACTGGGATAATCTGTACGGTTTCTACCGTCACAGCAGTTCTCATCAAGCTCATTCTCTAACGCATAATGATTTCGGCTCTGGCCGCATCAACAAAATGGGCGACCTTATGGCCGCCCATTTTTATTACCCTGGCATCTTGTCTAACCGTCGCCCAATCACATCCAGCACATCACAGCCATCTCGCAATGGAATGGCGCAAAGCAATGCGAAGTCACTGAGGATGACTGAGTCGCTGATGATTTCACCGCGCATCGCGAGGTTTTCCAGGACTTGGGTGACAGCTCTGATTCGATAGCCTGCAGCGTCGAGCAGGATGTGCAGAGGTTTGGTGGTATCGACGAACAGGGTGGGTTGGTCATCGGCGTTGCTGGTGAGGGCCATGTATTGGCTCATGAGTGATGCTCCTGATGTATTAGGGAGAACCACCACTCATTCGTCGCCAAACGAATAGGTGGCGGCTGTACGCAGGTTGGCGAACCGGGACAAAAGGAAAACCGGCAGACCCAAAGGTCTCCCGCGCACAGCTACCATGGAGCAGCTTATTGCGCGCAGAAGCGCTCCGCAAATTAACCTGGAGGCTTCTGCACTTTCGTCATCGAGTCGCCAAACCCGAGCCGCCATTTGGGCGACGTCCAAACTATAAGCATCGTCGCACTACACAGACAGGCCCACACTTCCGAACGATTTGTAGGATGTTGCCCTAATCCAAGTACGACCCCTTTAATCCCCCCGAATAACCTCCCTTTCGAGACGAATTCCGCCTCGCCTGTTATAGACTGCCAACCCCTTCGAACGGATTCGACACCATGCCAATCTGCCTTTTCGCACTGTTGATGTGCTTCACGTCATCACTCGCTGTTGCCGCCGATACCGCAACGTTTTCCGTTTGACGCGATGGTTCGGTATCTGTCCAGGTTGGCTTGAGTCAATGTATATGAGGAAGCAAAAGTCATGATCACCACCACAACCCACGCCATCGAAGGCCGACAAATCACCGCCTACCTGGACATCGTCAGCGCCGAGTCGGTGCAGGGTGTCAACGTTATCCGCGACATGTTCGCTGGCATGCGAGATTTTTTCGGTGGCCGGTCTCAGACGTTGGAGCGGGCGTTGAAGGAGGCGCGAATTCAGGCGACCGACGAGATCAAGGAGCGGGCGCGGGCTCTTCAGGCGGATGCGGTGGTGGGACTGGATTTTGAGATCAGCATGCCGTCCGGCAACGGCGGGATGGTGGTGGTGTTTGTGACCGGGACGGCTGTGAAGCTGAGGTGAGGGGGCGTGGATGTGTTTATTCTTCTGGTGGATTTGTAGGAAGCGACGCGGTCCATTCGTCGGTCATGGCAAAATCTGAATTACAAGTCCGCTAATGACCGGCTAGTCTCAAAAGCCTTGGTGGTCGGTATTTTTCAGGCAAATAGGGCTTGCCGGTATCGATCCCGCTTTGAGAGGGGAAGAGCTATGGCTGATCCGTATATCGAAGACGACGGGGCAGAGTTTCCAATCAACAATTGCGTGCAATGTGGCCAGACGGAGTATGTGGCGGGGTTTGGCGAAGATCCGGTCCAGACTCAAAAAGTGAAATCCAAGGCGCCCCGAGGGGCCAAGACGAAATTCCTGCCTCGGGTGGCGGCGCCTCCCAGGAAGTAACAATCAACGGTTCAGACCCCGCCTATCAGAGCGGGGTTTTCATTTTTCCACGACTGATTTTCCGCGAAATGGCCTACAGAAGAATGATCATTTTCCTGTTGATTTAATTTCACAAACTTTTCACACCTTGCGCCGTAGTCTCAGCTCATCCGTTAGAAAGCAGTACCTGCCCGTTCCCCAGCGGGCTTTTTTTTGCCTGTCATAAAACCTTTCCCATAAAAGCTGTCCAACCGTCGCTAATTGCGAGGTACGGTGGTTTTTGTGTGGACGTTACCTCCTCAAAAGCATTCAATCCCCGGCTTTTCGGTTTCCCCCTATTTTTGAGGTTTTTCGTCATGCGTTTAACACT